TAAAGATTTCCGTTAAAATCTCCGGAAATATTTACTGACTCTGAAATGAACTGTCTGTAGGATTTCATTCCCCTTCTTCCGTTTCGCTATTGAACATTGCGTTAGCTACTGCTGGACGAAAATCATCAATTTTTCCGGCAGACTTATTGAAAAGTAGTTCTTTAATCTTGTCACTGATTTGTGATGGTGCTTCATCAGCAGCGATCATATCTAAAAGGTCATCCATTGTAATACTTAAGTTAGTTTTTCTTTATTTATATCTCGCCACCCTTGGGCATTCTCATTGGAGTGGTATCCATTTGAGCAACTCCTGCATTTACTTCAGTTGCTCCTCCGTTTGCAGCGTTATCTAAATTTGGTTCCATAACTGGTTGCCCCAAATCCATTCCTGGTTGTAATGGCATTCCTGTTGCAGGATCAACGGGTACATTTGGATCAGGAATCACACCATCTTTGATTTCTTTCTTAATGAGTTTGTCTTGCTCAAGAATTTCTTCATCAGTTTGGCGAAGAATCTTACGTCTTACATAATCCTGAGAGAAGTATTTGCCTACATAAGGTTCTGCGATTTGAACCATACCAAGTCTTTCATTTAATAGTTCAGCATCCTTCAGTTCTGAGAAATGATTGTCATAAAGATAATCAAACTGAATGTGCTCACTCATAATCTCCCAATCTTCAACCGATACAATATTTTTTAGAATCAGTTGAGTTCTCAGCATATCTAAGAACATATTGGAGAATCTCTTTCTTAGTCTTCCCACAAACTTAGTGAACTTAAGTTCATCTCTCAAGATTTCTGATGATCGACCTAGATTGAATCCACCTTCCCCATCCATTCTTGATGGTGGGACATTTAATGAACGATAAAGTTTTTTCTTGAAATATTCAATATCAGTAATCTCTCCAAGATTCTGACCACCAGGAAGTGTTGAGATTTCAGTTCCTCTACCACCTTCTCTTCTTGGCAGCCAGAAATCTTCAAGCATTGCCATGAACTTTTTATCATCACGAATTTCTCCGGTGCTTGCATCATATACTTGCTTGTTACGATATCGCATCATAACATCACGAAGATATTGTTCTGCCTTTACTTTTGGTAGATTGCCAACATCAATATAGAAAATCCTACGCTCAGGAGCACGAGACAATCTATAAATCACCAAGGAATCCTCAATCATTCTGAGTTGATTGAGTGATTTGATTGCTTTGTGAAGATACGATAGTGTTGAACCCTTATTTCTATCAACTAATCCAGAAGTGCAATATGTGATTGCATCTTTTGCAATTTTTATACCTTGACTTGCTCCAGTGGAAGTTGAAGTTCCAGTTGGATATCCAACTTTTGAGTTGTAAATAAAATACTCCTCAATCTCCGGAAAATCAAAATCCATTGGATTTTCAATTTGTCCCATTACAGGCGGTCTTCTGAAAGTATTGCCGTCTTTTTTCTTTTCTTTGCGAACATAACGCATTTTCATAGCGTCAATGTATCTCAACTCTTTAATACCTTCATGAGGATTTTTTAAGTCAATAACTTTGTGATAATAAATCCTACCATCAATATACCAGTTTCTATAGATTTCGTGACATTTTTTATCAAAATCTAGTAGATCTAAAATATGTTTAAACTCTTGTCTTATTTTCTTTTTCATGCCATCACTGGCACTTAAGTTATCTAGGTCAATAGTAATAGGACTATCATTACTGTCAGAAACAATCGCTTCATTTACAATATCTTCAATGGCACTATCACACTCTGGGTGAAGTGCCATTTCACGATATCTTTTGATTAACTCATATTCTGTTCTATAAACACCTTCAATATCAACATACGAACCAAAAAAACCACTACTCATGTAGTGATCTACCCCGTCCTCATTGTTAGGAGCGACGGGGGAGACAGCACTGGGAGATAATGGTTCAGTATCCTCTATCGAGAATCCAAATAACTTTGCCATAATTTATTGTTGATTTTATCTATTTATTACTTATTTGGAGTCGTGATTGATTCTTTTTTGAAGGACTGAACTTGGAACTCAACAGTAAATTCCTCAATAGTATCTGAAGAATCGTATGATAGATCAATAGCAGCAATGTTGGTTGGGAAAATACTTTCAAATGTATAAGTTGCAAGAACTACATTGTCAGTTCCTGTGTTGTCTTTGCTACTAGCAGTAGAACCTCTTCCAAGTTGATAAACAGTTGCATCTACCATGTATGCTGCTGGATTAGTTGCACCTAAGTTATTGCTTAGTTTGGAGATTTTCTCCATCCAATCTTCAAATGCACTTCTCAACTTAAATCCTTCATCATTAATGATAGTTACGGTCCAGGTATCAAAGGTTCTATCTCCAGCAACTTTAAAGATTCTTCCTCTAAAAGGAACATCAATTGCTGCAATGTTGGATGCTGGAAGAGCAGCTGCCTTACACATATATCTAAATCCATCTGCATCCCATCCGGTGATTCCATCTGGGAGTTTTGCTAGTTCAACCTCAAAAAGGTTGGGGCGTGCTCCACCACCAATTAATGCGGATTTAAAATCTGAAATTGTCTTGTTTGTTCTGGTTGTCATGATTAGTTTCCTCCTTTGTTGGCGTTATAAAGGGTAATTAAACTCTACCTACGACTTCTTCAAAGCTCACACCAGTTCTGGTTGCAACGAAGGTTAGGGTTACATAGTTGATAGACTTTGCAGGCTTCAAGAAGATGTCTGCTCTAAATTCATTGTTATCAATAACATCAGGAGTGTTGTTTGTGGTATCGCAAACAACCAGGAATCCGTAGAGACCTCTCTTTGCTTGAACATCACGAAGATATGGTTCAACAATATTTCTAAAGTTTGCTCTGGTCAGTTCATCATTCAACTCGAAGAGTTGTGCTTGTGCCGCTCTCTGAAGTGCTTGTTCGATTGTTAGGAACAAGCGACGAACATTGATTCTATCAAAGGCAGAAGCATATCCTAAAGCAGTCTTATCACCAAAGAGAAGTGTTCCTATTCCAGGTTGAGTAACGATTGCGTTAATTCTTTGTGGATAGAGTTGATCTCTTTGTGCTTTATTTGGATTATATGCCAGTTTGATAGCATTATTGAGAATTCCACGCTGCTGACCCGCTGGCGAGAACCATGGATAAGCAACAATATTTGTACGGCACATCAGACCTGCCACATCAGCATTACATGGAATGTAAACAAACTTGTTATTAAATCTATCATAAGTGTACTTATATCCACTATCAAACACTGCATATGATGAAGATGATAGTGAACTGAAATATTTGATAAGATTATTGGTTTGTGTAGTAGTATTTGTGATTCCAATCAAGTTTGCTCTATGAGCTCCGATTGTTGCAACACAATCTTTTCTTTGCTCAGCGATAGAAATCAGATATTGTGCTTTTGCTTGAGTATCTGATTCGGAATCAAATCCAGGACCCATGATCAGGTAATCGACTTGAATCTCATCTTTGTTTGAGAAGAGATTGTATGAAGTGATTAGATCACCTAGAGCAGGTTTCATTCCATTGGAGGCGGAATAATCTACACCACCACCTAAGGTATATGTTTTATTTCCAACAGCACTAAAGGTTACTCCCTGTGCGCTTAGACCCCATAGACCATCTGAAACTGTTACTGGAGTAAACCCAGTAGAGAATCCTGTTGCTCTTGGTGAAGTACCCCAATAAGTATCTACTGCAGAAGATGGATTTCCACCAGCATAAACTTGTGATGAGAAGTCCGCAAGATACTGTTCGTACCAGATTTTTTGAGGTGAATTTACTGCAGAAACCGCATCAAGTGCTTTTGAAAGATTCAGATGCTTCTCAAGAAGAGTTGCCTGATTTCCGCTGATTGTTCCTAAGTCGTCTACAACAACTACGTGTAGAGCATCATTTTTACCCTGTCTATCAATAGCATATCTATTGGAAACTGGTTTTGGTGCGATGGACTTCCAGTAGATCGTTGAGTTTGTGAGACCTAAGGTTTGTTCATCATACCAATCAGTTACAGAAACAGCAGTAGCAGATCCTGACTGAGAACCAGAACTATTGATGAACTTAAGATTTGCAGTTGCTGTGAATGCTGCACCAACTGATCCTTCCGCATAATCAATACTTGTTTCTGTTGCTCCAGTAGAAACACGAGAAACAATCTTTACATTAATAGTACTATTGCCATTAGTAGAATCAGTTGAAACGCCAGTAATAATACCTTTTACATATCCTGTAAAGGTAGTTGCTGTTCCAGATGAGTTTGCGATTAAAGTTGTTACTGAAGAAGTAACACCATATCCAATAGTAGCACCAAGTCCAGCAAGATTAGTTGTGTTGATTCCGATGATTTGGTCTGCAAGGTCATCAATCATACAAACCTTTAGACCATTTGCCCAAGAACCTGGATTCTTTGCGGCAAAAACAAAACTATTATCGTCGGAATGGTTATTGATGTAGTCGTCGTAGTTGTCAATCTTTAAGCTTGTATCTGATGCAACACCCACACCAGCATTAGCATTGTTGAGGGTAGATCCACCAGTTCTAACGACTTTGAGAACTCCACCATATGAAAGGTAGGATGCAGCACTCATCCAGTACTCATACTGCGAGTCTGATGAAATGGGCTTACCAAAAACATTGATAAGATCTTGTTCCGTAGTGATGTCAATTGGGTAATCAACTGGTCCGATAGGGAAAGGTCCTGCAATCGCACCAATGTTATCTAAAACATTATCAGCTCTTCCTACTGTTAAATCAACCTCCCTTACCAGTACTCCGGGAGATAATTGAGGAGTCGCCATGTTTTTCTCCGTAAATCTCAGTTTATCTAAAAAATATTTATTAAAAACTTACTTTACACAGGGGAAACTGGAAGTGAGCACTACCAGTCTGGATATTGCCAATCACATGAATGCTTATTACCTCTTCTGGAGTTTGAAATTCTTTGTACTGTGCATTCTTTACACTCATAAGAATACGAAGATGCTACAGGACCTCTATCTTTACGAGTTCTATAAAATCCATCTATAAGATTCTTCATTTCACCACAAACTCTACATTTTCTATCCACAAGAAGAAGATGACCTAATCTTATCTGCTTGTCTAGTTCCATTAACTTAAATACTCCCACATATAAGATCTATCTCCATATTCATCAACATACCATCTATCACCTTCACCATCCACAAAACTATTTTCGTCCAACCCATCTGACATGAATCCAAATGGTGCCATATCTTGTTCTATTTGATTTTTCTGTTCTTCATACAATCTCTTTCTCACATCTTGATCGGTAAGTTCCTTAAAATAATCTTGAGCTACTAACCAAGCATATATGACTAAGCACATTGCTAAGTCATCATTGCATCCTTCTTCTGCTTCAAATGAGTTGTGCTTTTGAATGAAAGTAGTTAACTCACTCATTATCTCATAATCACGGAAAAGAAGTTTGTTCTCTTCAATCATTGTTTTTAAGTTAAGACACCCAACTTTTTTTACAGTTTTGGACATCTTTACACCAAGTTGTGTTTTCTTTCCAGAAAATCCCTGACCTACTATTTGACCTGCCCTACCTCTCATTGAACACATCAACAAGTTACTGTATTCCAGATCATATTGAAGAATACTTGCTACTTGATCTCCAACATCATTTACTTCGCATAGGATATATGCATTATTATATGCCGTTGCTGCTTCATGTATTATGCTTGGGAAAAGCATTGGTTTGATTTCATTATTCCTATATTTGGCAACAACTTTATGCGGAAACTGAGTTATATCAACCACAGTAAAAGCGGAGTAATCATTACCAACCCCCCTAGCCACGTCTACTGTGATTAAATAATCGTGGTTTTCTTCTGGATCATCATATACATCTAAACCACCACTTTTTGTTTTTGGACTTTCGTATATTAACGATCTAAGTTTGCTTGGAGCGATCAGAGTATCTACTGATCCTAAAAACTCACATTCAAACTCAACTTTAAACTGTTGTTCGGATGTGTTGGCAATCGTTTG